TGCCGTCGCTGTCGATGACGGCGGTGATGCGCGCGGCGAGTTTCACTGCGCCGCCGCGAGCAAGATGTTGTTGTCGATCGAAGCAAGTCGCGTCTCGACCGCCTCCAGCCGCTCGTCGAGCGCCTGCCAGCGGATGCGCGCGGCGTCGAATTCTGCGCGGGCCTGCTCGCGGTCCTGGCCGAGTTGCACGACCTGCGCGTTCAGCGCGGCGACCAGATCGTCGATCTGGGTGTTCCGGTTCGACAGCGCGCCATCCAGCGCGTCTCCGATGGTCTCCAACCCGGTCAGGATGTCTCCCGAGTTGTCGGCCGTCGCCACGGTCGCGTCCTCGACGCCCTGCAGCGTCGTCAGTTGGCTTTCGGCGACCGACAGTTGCGTCGGGACGTCAGCGAGCGACGCGCCGAACTGGTCGAGCGCGCTCGTGACGCGCAGGAACTCGCCAGCGTAGTTCCCGCCCGACGCCGTGAACGACTGCAGTTCCGTCAGATACGACGTCGCCGACCGCGACAGCATGGATGCCGCATTGGCGTCACCTCCAAGAGCCGCGGACAGAACCGAGTCGAACGACGTCTGCGCGAGCGTCGCCTGCGTGATCGGCGCGAGCGCCGAAAGCGACCCGGTGCGCAAGTCGTACAGCGTCGAGTCGATCTCCTTGGCGACGTCCGCGAGCGTCCGCAGCCGGTCGATTTCGTCGTTGAGCGTGGAGATCCGAAGGTCGCGGGCGGTGCGTTCGCCGTCGATGATCGTCTGCTGCGCGTCCGTCGTGATGGACGCCTCGATTCCAATGCGCTGCATGAGGATCGACGCCGCGCGCGCCGCGAACCCAGCCGGGTCGTCGGCCGTCGGAATCGCCGCGATCAGCCAGTCCTCGAGCGTCTTCAGATACGCGACCGCGCCAGCCTTGTCGCCGCGGTTGAGGAACCCTTGCGTGATGGTCGACGACACCTGGTCCTGCAGCGATCCCTGCGCGCCCGAGATGCCGTTGCGCACACCTACGGCCGATGAGAGTTGATCCATCAGCGAGATGCCGCCCGTTCCCAGGATGCGGTCCATCTCGGTTTGCAGGTTGCGCATCTCGGTTCCGAGATCGACGAAGCGTTGCGCGGCGGTCTTCGTCGGGGTCTCGATCTCATCGAGCGTGCGCGACAGGTCGCCGAACGTCGCGACGAGGTCGGACATGTCGGATTGCAGTCCGGTGCGCTCGGTCGTGAGTGCCTGGCGCTCGAGCGCATCGGAAGCGTCCTTCGCGCTCTTCGCGAGCGCGTCCGTGGCGTCGATCCAGTCCGCCATCGGCCCCGCGAGCGCCAGTACCGCCGCGTACTGGTTGCGCCCGGCGACCGTCTGCAGGTCGATCCCTTCGACCGTCGTGCGGTACCAGGCCGCGATCTCGGCGGTCGGCAGAGACAGGTCCGGACCGAGCCCGACCGAGTTGAGCGCATCGCGCAGTTGCGTCGTCTGCGCCGCCTGGCGCTCGGCGGGCGTGAAGAATGCGGAGTAGTAGCGCGACAGGTTCGACTTCAGCGCATCTAGCCCGCCGGAAACGTTGGCGAGCTGCTCAACGGCGGTCGCCGACAGACCCGCGATCTCGCCGAGCGTACCCGGCAGACCCTTCATCGACTGCTCGAAATCGTGGAGCGCCGACGCCAGCGCGATCAGCGAGTCGATCGCTTCCGGCGCCGCCGTCATCGGGTCGAGTCGCGAGAAAATCTCCGCGAACCCGTTCTGCAGGTCCGCCGCCTGCAGCGCCGCCAGCATGACGCGCTTGCCCTCGGTGGCGAGCTCCGTCTGCAGTGCATCCGACGAGACGTCGCGGCCGGTCTGGAGGAATGGAACCTTTCCGAGCGCTGTCTCGACGTAGGACGCGATCCGCGCCGACGCCTTACCGCCGGGGTCGGTGTCGTACCCGAGCGCCAGGCGCAGGCCGCTCGCAGACCCGCCGAACGTCGTGGCGAGCTTGTCGACGGACGTCACCAGCTGCTGCACCGTCGTGCCGACCTTGTCGTCGGCCTGGGCGGGCGTGAATAGACGCGTGGCGCCGGGCAGCAGACCCTCGAGCGAGGCCGTGGCCGACCCTCCGACCTTGGGGGCGCCACCGGGCCCGGAGAAGAGGCTGTAGAGCGCATACGCGGCGGCGATCCACGGGATCGCGGTCCCGATCGCCGCGACCACGCTGCCGGCGGTCGTCAGTTCTGCCGCGACCATCGCCTCCGCCACCGGCGCGGTGGACAGCCCGAGCGACTGCCCGAGCCCGCTGTATGCGAAGTTCGCGCCGATGTTGCCGAGCCCGCCCGCGAGCAGGCTATTGCCGCCGCCCAGCAGACCCGATCCGAACGACCCCGCGGCGCTGCCGATGGCGCTTCCGCTGAACGACGACCCGAACGCCCCCGCGACACCCTGCTGCACGCCCGCCAGCGACGAAGCCAGCGGCGCGAACGCCGCCTGCACGATCGGCTTCAAGATCATGTTCGAGAACATGCCCTTGATCGCGTCGCGCATCGCCACGAATGCCGACTTGCCGCTCTCGGCCGCCCGGAAGAAGCTGTCCGTCAGCGCGCGGTCGATGTTGTCCGCCGCCTTCTGGAATTCCTCCTGCGCACGCTTGGCCTCATCGGCAATCGCCTTGTCGCGCTTGGCCTGCTCCGTCTCGTCGACGTTCTGGAGTTCCTTCGCCGCCGCCCCGCGCGCGATGGACGCCGCGAGCCGGTACTTCGCCGCTTCCTGGGAGAACTTCTCCACCACGGCGTCGTTCACGCCACCGGAGAGCGACTCCTGCATCGCCTTCAGTTCCGCAGCCGCCGCCGCGGCGTCGTACTGCGCGGCCGTCAAGTCCTCGTTGACGCCCACGAGCTTGTACGCCGCGGCGTACTGTTTCACGGCCGACTCTACCGCCTTGTCGGCCGACTCGATGCCCTTGTCGAGCGCCGCGGAAAACTTCGCTGATTCCTCGGCGGAGCGCTGCAGCGCCTTCGCGCGCTCTTCCTCGTCCTTGCGCGCCGCCGCGACCGCCGGTTGTTTGGAGAAGAGCTCGACCTGCGCCTTCGACAGCGCCTCGAGGCTGATCCGGCCTGATGCCCACAGCGCGGTCAGCGCGTTCCATTCTTCTGTGAAGTTCGCGTCCAGGCCGGCCAGTTGCAGCAGCAGACGCTCCTGCGCTTCCAGTTCCTTCGTGCGGTCCGACTTCTTCGCCGGGTGCTGCGCGTCGTACGCGGCAATGGCCTTGCGGATCTCAAGCTCGGTCCGGCCTGCGGCGAGCCCCTCGTTTCTGATCTTCGCGTGTTCCTGCTCGCGCTTCACGGCGTCGGTGCGCAGGTCGCGCATCCGGTCCGCCCACACGAGTTCCGCCTTCTCCTGCGCGTTTCGCTCGCGCTGCGCGGTTGTCACGTTGTCCTCGAGCACCGCGCGCTGCTGCAGCCCGCGCAGGATCTGCTCGGCGGACGTGATCTGCGCCTGCAGGTTCGCCTTCCACTGCGCCGCGGCGGCGGCGGACCCGGTAGACACCTGGCCAGGGTTCGCGAGCGCCGCCTGCGCCGTCGCGATGCGCCGGTTCTGCTCCGCGATCTGATCATCGAGGGTCTTCTCGCGACCGATCCCGAGCATGGCGGACCACGCTTCGCCGGCCGCCTTCTTCAGCGACATCCAGGTCCGCTCGAGCGTCCCGAGACCCGCGATCACCCGCTCGGATCGCGACTGCTGCTCGTCGAGGTACGCGCGTTGCGCCAGTGCCGCCGCTTCCGCCGTCTTGCCGACGTCCTCAAGCGCGCGCACCTGGCGGTACAGGGCCGCATTCACGATGCCGTAGTCGTCGGCCATCTTCTTCAGCGTGTCGCCCGGCGCCTTCGCGATGTCGTCGAGCACCTTCCGGGTATCCGCGACCGACTGCCCGAGCCCACGTTCGATGACGAGAGCCGCGCGCGCGAAGTCCTGCAGGTTCTCGGTGCCGATCCTGGTCGACGCCGCGAATTCCGCGAGCGCCGCCGCAGCCGCGTGCTGCGAGCCGGTCACCTTCGCGATGTTCGCCGCCATCGCCCCCAACTGCGACGACGTGATCGCGCTGGCATTCCCGCTCCCCACGATCGCCTTGTTGAACGCGTCGGCCTCGCTCGCTCCCTTGGCGTACGCCACCGCCAGGCCGGCGACCGCCGCGCCCGCGATCGTGAGCGGGTTCACCAGTCCCGAGACGTAGCCAGCCACGCCGCGCAGCGCGGCGCCGACCGACCCGAACTGGTCCTTGATCTGGCCCCCCTGTTGCAGCAGGACCGTGAGCGGCGCCTGCCCCGCCTGCAGGGAGGTGACGATGTCGGTGAACTGCGCCGGTAGTCCGCGCATCGCGTACGCGGTCTGCTTGGCCGACGTCCCGATCTGCTCGAACGACGCGGACGTGCGCTGCAGCGCCGCTTCGACCTGCCCGGCGCCCTCGGCGCGCAGTCGAATCGTGGTGGGGTTGTTGTCGGCCACGATCAGCGCTCGTTGATCGCGCCCAGCGCGCCGGCCTCGATCGCGCGCACGTCAGCGAACGCCGACTGCCAGCGCTCGCCGGTGATCCCGGCTTCGTCCATGACGCGGAACAGCGGCGTGTAGTCCAGGCCGATCACGCCGCCCATCGTCGTGCGCCACTGTGTCCGGATCGACATGAACAGCACGTACGACTCCCAGTTCTCCGGCCAGCACTCCACGGTCTCGGACGCGTAGTCCTCGACCGTCGCGCCCGCTTCCATCTCGTCCGGACGGGGCGGGCGCTCGAACGCAGCGCGCCCGACCGCGGTCAGTTTCCCAGTCGGCCCTCGGTGATCGCGCTGCGGTAGTCGTCGATCGTCTTCAGCGCCAGGCCCGGATACTCGTCGCACAGCTGCTGCACCGACGCGCGCGAGAACTCCGCGTCCAGATCCCAGCCATCGGCGATGCGCATCAGGTAGTCCGCGTTCGCGTCGCGCGTGCGCTCGAACGCTTCCTTGAGCACCACGCGCACGTCGGCGTCCTGCTGCGACGCCGGCGCCACGCCGGCCGCGCCGAAGATGTCGTCGAGCAGCGCACCGAATTCGGTGCGCGTGCGGTAGACGAACGACCAGGTGACCGACCCGACACCGCCCTCCGGGAGGTCGACCGACACCTTGCGCTTGAAGGACTTCGGCCGACTCCCGAGGATGATCTTCGCCACGCGTCACCCGCCGATCAGGACTCGTACCGCGTGACGCGGTTCGTTCCGTTCACCGACACCCGGTTGACCATGATCGAGTTCGCCGACCCGGTGGGGTTGGGGTTGAGCGCGATCTTGCACGGCATCAGGATGATCGAGCCGGACTTCATGACCTTCTTCATCACGGTGTCCGTCTGAACGTCGGTGTACGCCTGCAGCAGGTCGTAGGCCGTGCCGCCGACCTCGTCCGCGTCGATGTCGAACGTCTCGGACGCGGCCGAGAAGCCGGTGTTCAGCGAGAACTCAATCTCGGAGTCCTCGAACTGGTACGTGACCGACTTCGGGTCGCCGCCGCTGACCTGCGTATTCATCGTCGACGGGACCTGCGTCCAGCCACTGACCTTCTTGCACGAACCGATGCCGCCGCCCGACGGGAAGAGCGTCGTGTCCGAGGTGTCGAACCCTTCGAGGTGGAACGTGTCCGTGGCGACGGTGGCGATGCGGAACGCGCGCTTGTGCATCCGCGACCAGCCGCTGTCGGTGATCAGCACGAAGTCGCCATTGCTGAACCCGTGCGCGGTCGACGTCACGACGCACTCGGACGCGTTCGTCGCCGCGGAGATGGTCTTCTCGGCGGCCAGCGAGGTCGCCACGTAGCGGGTGAGTCCGGTCAGTACCTGGGCCATGGTGATCTCCTGAGTCAGTGATAGGCCGACAGCGACCGCGGCCCGGTGAAGTGGTTCACGGCGAGCGCGAGACTCGCCACGCAAAGCGTCTGGTCCGCCTCGACGATCTCCCAGCGCACCGAAGGCTGGAAGACCCACGACGCGGCGCCCTGGGGCACCGTTGCCGCCGCCATCGCGGCGTACACGTCCTCGAGCAGCGCGTCGACCGCGGCCTCGCCGTCCGTGCCCGCGTCCGCGCGCGCCAGGCAGTCGATGCCGATCAGCGACCGCCAGTTCGTGACCGTGTCGTCCTCGAACTGGCCGTCGCCGTCGGCGCGCTCGACGCGCACCTCGATCGCGAGTGCTGTTCCCTGCGGGATCGAAAGGCGCCGCCCGCGCCGCACCGAGACGGCCGGCAGCGCCGCCGAGAGCACCGACACGACCGAGTCCGACAGGTCGAGGAACGCGCTCACGCCGCCCTCTGCAGACGAACGGTCAGCATCCCGTCGCCGTCAGGTTCGACGCGCGTCACGGCGTACCCGGTCGAGCCGATCGTGACCGTGTCGCCCTGCACCACGTCCGGCCAGTCGGCCGCAGCGAGCGTCGCGGCCGGCGTGGTCGCGTCCATGTTCATTTCGGACCGATACGACGCGTCGAAGATCACCGGGACCGTGTCGGCCCCGATGCTGACTTCGTGCGTGGCGAGCGCCTGCACCATCGCGCGCACCTCGTCGTCGGTCTGGACGAGCATCAGACCGCAGCCTTCCGGCCCCAGGCCGAGACCGCGACCGGGAACGTGGGCGTGGACGTGCCGCCGATCGTGCCGACGTATCGGATGTAGCGGCGCACCTGGCTGGCCTCGAGCTTGATGGCTTGCAGGTTCGTTGACGCCGTGACCTGCGTGAAGGTCGCGCCGGACACGTCCTGCCAGTCGGTTGAGCCGTCCGCTGAGTCCTGGATCTTGCCGTCCCACGTCGGGGTGGTGCCGCTGACGGTGCCGACCGACTGCGTCACGAGCATCGGTCCGTCGATGTTGAGGATGTCGACAGCGCTGCCGGTCAGCGTCGACGTATTCGACGCCGGTGCCGCGAGTTGAAAGCCGGTGGTCGAGATCGCCGCGGTGATGAAGTTGCGTCCCATGCTCATTCGTCGGACTCCTGTTTGCGGCGGCGCGCGCGCGGCGCGTCGTCGACGGGTTGTTCCGCGGCGGGCGCCTCGACCGCCGGCGCCTCGGGCGGCGCGATCCGCACCTTGTTGGCCGCAATCATCTCGGCCGCCAGCTGCGCGCCGAGCGCGATCCGCATTCCGACCTCCAGCCGTTCGCCGGACACGAGGAACGGACGCAGCACTTCGACCGTCACCGGGGCGC